AATGATCAATACATGGCCGATAGAGCTGCACATCACACACAGCACAGAGTCCAGATTGTTCAATCATCATGCGATCAAAATCATGCCGCCGGATGCGATACATCGTCCACAGTGAATCGTCGTAGCTGTCGCGCGTGTATTTCCCTTTCTTCTCGGCTGTAATTCCACGCTGACATTCACGGCAATACCAATGCAATCCGTCGACGGATGACCGATTCAGCGCGAACTGGAGACGCTCTCTCATCTGGTTGCAGCGGCTGCATCGTTTGGACTCTGGTAATTTGTCAACGTTGAATTTGCTCTTGTTTTTCGCGTAATAGCGCGCCTGTTCTTTGCGATTGCAGATCCTACATGTCCGACCTAGCCCATTTATGTGCTGTGCCGATTTAAAAAAGTCCGTCAACGGTTTGAGCGTATTGCACGACGTGCATTGTTGAGTGTCCATCCACAAACAATATCCAGCCTACAACATAAAATTCAGTAATTGCCGGTTTGGATGTTGTAGCCGCGTCTCCCGCTCGGGCCGAACGCGGTGGCGAAATCATTCGACAGATCACTCAGCCGCAGATTCGACCGGAAGATGTTCGCGAACGTCTCGTGGGCTAGGATGGCGTCTTCCGCCGGCATGTCCCGCCCATACGGGCCGGCGAGACGGCGCTCGAGGTTGTAGACGATCGCCTCGTCGTAGCCGTCGGGAAAGGTATAGACCGTGGTGCTGAGATCGGCGAAAGGACCGACGCCTTGTTCCACGTAGAGCCCCAGCCCGTTCACATTGTTATCGGGGACGGGCCACAAATACAGCCGACCGAGCCCGACCTGCGGGCTGTAGTAGATCGCCGTTGGCTGACTCCCCGGCAAGGTCTTGATGGCGATGGCCCGATACATATCGTCGGTCAAGATCGCGAGCGGTATCTCAACCGTCGAGGTGTTCAGGATGAGTGTCGCCCCCATGAGCCGATTCTGATTCGAGAGGGAGAGCGGAATATCCCCGCCGATGCCCACAGAATAGTCGGTGTTGGGGCCGCCCTTCCCAGCAATCAGGGGAAAGCCGTGGCCGATCGTGGCGTAGGATGTGAATTGCTGCGCCCACGTCCCCATCATCAGATTCAGTATGGCGAGCGCCTGCGTCGTCTGCGCCGCCGGCAGCGTCGCACCAGGCTGGAAGACGTTGAGGCGTTCGAATGCTTGCGTAATATACGAAAGCGCCGTGCCGCTCATCGCGTCACGCCGGCTGACAGCGCGCCCGCACCAGGCGTAGCACCGCCGTCAGCGCCTCGAGCTCGCTGCCAATGCCGCTGGCGACTGTGGGCCACGGCGGTGGATTCTCCGGATAGGGGATCGCACTCCAGTTCCCGCGATCCGGCAGTGCATTCAGCGCCGGCAGCGATTTCACGATGACGGTCGGGCGCGTGGGATGGTAGACCCACGAGGGGAAGCCGTCAGGGGCCGGCATGGCTCACTCCCTCCCGCGATGGTTGCGGGTCTTCGGCTCCGCGGGCTCCTCGACCTCCGCGTGCTTGCGATGGCCGTGCTCTTTCTCCGCGTGTTCCTTCTCCGCGTCCGGCTCACTCGGCACCGTCGCCAGGAGCGCCGCCGGCGGTTCCGGCAAGCGCTGCGTCAAGAGCGCCAGGATCGCCAAGAGCGCCGCGAGCGGCGTCCCCGGCAGGTCGATGTCCGGCCGCTGCGGCGGATTCTGGGGCGACGGCGTCGTGCCCCAGGTGCCGGTCAAGGAGCTGAAGGCCTCGAGGCTGCGGACGATCACTGCGGGTTCGGTGCGCGAATACACCCAGGACGGATAGCCATTCGGTGCAGCCATTACTTCTCCTTCGGTTTCGGTTGCGCCCATGACGCCAGGCCGCTTTTCGGCGGGATCGGCGTCACCGGCACGGACGGCATGTGGCCGGAATAGTCGGCTTCGGCGGCGCGCACTTCCGCGGCCGCTTTCTCGCTCAGCTTGTACTTGATCTCGTGCTCGCGTTCGGCCGCCAGCTTCGCGAATTCGAGCGCCTGCATTTCGTGCGCGTCGATCGCCTCGATCGGCGTCGGCCGGAAGCCGCGCCCGCGGAGGGCGTCGGCCTGGAGCTCGTCGTCGGCGATCTGCGACTCCATCGGCGCGGTCGTGCTCGGCGACAGCGCGCGATACAGCATCATCGGGTATTCACGAAAGACCCACGGACGCTCACCGGGTCCGAGCTCGGAGGGGTGCGCCTCCCACTTGCGGCGCTCTTTCGCGAACGCACTTTCTGGCGAATGTAAAATTGGCACGGTGTTTTACCTTTGAGCGCCTGCCTCAATTAGCGCAGGCGCTCGTTGAGTTCTCTCAACTACGTGACGACCACACCCGTCGCACTGACCACGTTCCACAGGCCGTTCTCGGCGATGAGCGTGATCGTGGCGCCCTTGAACGCCGCGAACGTCGCGGTGGTATGCGGCGACCCCGTCACGGCATCGGCGATCAGCGTCGTCGCCGTCACGACATGCGCGAACGCCGTCTGTGAGGTGATCACCACCCGCGTGCCGTTCAGCGACAGTGAGGGCGCGGCCAGCGTCAGCGCCGCCGCGGAGCCTTTGTTGATGTTGTAGACGACCGGCCCCAGCGGCTGCGGAATCGCGCCATCCGCGCCCAGCGTCACCGGGTTATCGATCGCCGGGTCGATCAACACCAACTGCCCCGGCGCAATCTGGCCGAAGTCGTTCGGGTTGCTCGAGGTGATGACCGGCGCGAGGACATCGTGCGCGGCGGCCACCGTGCCTTCGCTGCCACGGCAGCGCACGGTGATCGTGTTCGTCGCCGGCACGCCGGTGAGAAACATCAACTCGCCGTCGATCTGGATGGCTTGCGGCGGCTGCGCGTTCTGGGTGCCGACGGTCGGAAAGCCGGTGCTGGTGCTGGTGACGCCGAACGTCGTCACCGACGCCGTGATGGCTGACGTGAGAGTGGTTTGTGTGAGTGCCATGATTGAATCCCTCGTATCACTCAGGAGCTAACTCCAAAGACGAAGCGCGAAATAAGGCAACACCGACGCCACGCCCCCGATCGAGTCGATGCGTGACGGTTGCTGATCGGTCTGGATGTTGTACTGCTCCACCCACCGCAGGCTCACGCCGGTTTCCTTATCGTTCTTCCGTGCGGCGTTCGCCCCTGGCAGCTTCGACGGCAGATCGACCATCACGAATGCGAAGGCGGCGGGGTTGAAGAGCAGCGACTGCTTGCTGCTCTGCGTCGCCATCGTGCCGGCGACGGCGCCCGTGGCGCCGACGAACAGGATGCTGGCGTTGTTCGCGGGCGAGGCGGTCACGGTCTGCAGCGCGCCGCTGGTGATGATCGGCGGGCTGATCGTCAGCGTCGCGGTGCTGGTGCCCGAGACATCCGCGACGAGCACGAACTGCTGCAGGTCGCCCGTGTCGATGTAGGACACCGGGTTCACCGCGTTCACGCCGGCAATCGTGAACACGTCGCCGGCCTTCAAGGCGTAGGTGCCCCAACCGCTGGTCGTGACCGTCGATCCGGTCTGGCCTGCGCTGTTCACCAGCGGCGTGCTCGCCGTGAACGTGCCGGTCGTGTGCGTCGGGACGTTCGGATCCCAATACCACTCATCGATGCCCATCGCCGCGCCGGAGAACTGGCCGGTCTTCCAATAGGTGGTGATCTGATTCTGGGGATTGAACTGCGTGAACGCGGTTTTCAGAATCGCGCTCTGCGATTTCGGGTCGAGCACCGCGCAGAATTCGTCGGGGACGCCAACGTTGCGCAGCTTCGCGACCGCATCGGTATACGTGCCTTCCGCCGAGATCGGCGTGCCCGGTGAGCCTGCGGAGTAGTAGACCGACTTGTAGACTTCCGCGCCCGCGACCACGTCCCACTTGTTCGCCTGCGCGGCACCCGCGGGCTTCGTATACCGCTCCTGCACTTCTTCGACGAGCAGGCGGTCATCGGCGCTCGACCACCCCATGCCGACCTGGAACTGATGGTTGACCGTGATCGGGACGGTCTGATTGAAAATCGCCTGCTGCACGAGCGCCTGGCCTTCGGTCACGACGAAGCGCTGTTGAATGCGCGCCTGCACCGTGTAGCCGATTTTTGCGCCGCCGGGATCGTTCTCCCACGTGCGGTCCCACGAGCGGTCGAACTGCCCGATTAACTTGAGATTGTTCTTGAAATTGACGGCGACGTCGGTAGTAACCCAACTTGGACTGATAAACGTATTCAAGCTGCACCCGCCCTTACAGCGGGGCGCGAACGGCTAGGCCCGACGACGACCGTTGCGGTAGTAGAACTGTTCGTGCGCCGCAAGCGAGGCGTCATCACCCGGCGGTTCGTCACCACCGCGCATCGGACCAGTCCGCACCGGATTAGGCGGGCGTGGGACCTGAGATGTCATCACGGGCGCAGTAGCCGATCCGGTGCCGGCAGCTACACTGCGCGTGGAGGGAGACGGCGCAGCGAGGTGCTGCGAAATGAGCGCGAGCGTTTCGAGTTGGTCGAGCGGCGACTGCGCGAGCACGCGCGGGAGCTCGCCGGGATTCTTTTGAAAGTAGTAGAGCACGTCGGCGCCGGTGCGGTGTTCCCAGACCCAGCGGTCGATCAGCGAGCCCTGCGGAATCGCGGAGGGCGCATTGAGCGCAACCTCGTTGAAATCCGGATAGCGGGCCTGCGCGCCGGCCACTTTCTCTTGGAAGGTCTGCGCGAACTGCCGCTGGGCCTGTTGCTGCTGCTGCTGCTCCTCGCGGCGCTGCCAGGTCCAGTTCGCCATCGCTTCCGCGTGCCGCTCGACGGCCAGGTTGTAGTCTTCGTCGGGCTTTAACTGGTCGATGAACCCTTGGAGCCGCGGCGCCTGCGTCGGCGCCGCAGCGCGCGGCTGGGCGGGCGCGGGCGCGGCGGCCGGTGGTGGGGCGGCCTTGCGCAGCGACTCGAGCTCCGCTTCACGCTCACGCAGCTTACGCGTCAGTTCGTTAATGCGGGGCGCATCGGCCGGCGTCGCGGCGTGGCTTTTCGCGCGCTTACCGGATTTGAAGCGGCCTTGTTCATCGCGCTCGCCCGCCGCCGGCTCCGCGTCGTCGGCGCTTGAGGTCGCGGACGGCTCTGGCGCGGCGGCGGCGGGCGTGTCGCGGTCAGTCTGCCCGTGGAACTGTTTTTCGTGGTCGCTCAGCGACAGTTCAGCCGGTTCGGCGGGCGGGCCGCCGGCATCGGGACTCGGAACGGGCAGATCGTCGGCCACGGATGGCCTGTAGTCTGCGCCCGTGGGGCGGGCAGTGTCAAGAATTTGACGATGTCAAGACCTTGACGATCCGCCGGCTGCCAGGCCATCAGGGCGCCGGCCGCTATACTGGATGGACGTATGTCTGTCATTGACGAGCGCGAGCGATTCAGCTTCCCCCGTAAAATGAGCGCCGGCATGGCCCGCCACATGAAAAAACGCTGCTATAGCGTGCGTGCGGAGAAGTGTCGAGCGGCCGGCGACATGGAAGGCTACGCTCGCTGGACCAAAGAAGCCGACGAACCCCTCAGTCTGTCGGCTGGTCGACCACCGATTGCCATCGCCGATAGGCGGCCAGACCGATAGGCGTGGCTAGTAACCCGGTCAAGAGCTCCGCATCGCCATTCCGGAGGCGCTGCTCCATCTCGGCAACGGTGATGCCCCAGGCTTTCGCCTTTTCCGCGACCATCTGATCGAAAATCCCGGCGAACCCTTGCGACGTGGTCGGAATGGTGTGCGCCGGATGCTTCATGCCGTAGAGCTCACCCGTGCGCTTAATCGTGTCGCCAATCCCTTCCCAGACGTAGGCACTGAAGCGCCCGAGCGGCATGTTGTGAGACTTGGCGCCTGTCCGCACGGCATTTTCAATTTGCGCATAGGGGCTAACGCTCTTCGTGCCCATCGTGCCAGGCACCTTGTCTTTGGTCGGCGACACGAAAATGCCCTTATCCCAATCTTCGGCGAGCTTCGCGAAGCGGCGATCGTAGACGCCGACATCGACACCAGTCAGCGCGTGAAACATGTCGTTGACTTTGTCTTTCTGGAGTTTGTCGTAGAGCTCCTGCGCCTCTTGTTCGGTCGGCGCATGGGCGGCGGCTTCCACCCGTTGCAGATTCGGTGCGCGCGTCGCTTCCATCGGCATCTGTGTGCCTGGTGCATTGAAATCGCCAGGGGTCATCGCGCCCATGCTGCCCGGTCGTGACCCGACCGCTGTGTCTGGGATGCGGAACCCAGGTTGGATGATCGGTTCGTTTTTGATTAACCGGCGGAGATATTCAGAGGCGCTGCGCAAGTTATGCACCGGGGCGCTGGCCGGCGAGGTCGAGGCCAGGAATCCAGCCAGCGGCGCGACCCGCTCCTTCCCATACACCCGCTCGAGCGGCCCGCCATACAAATTCCACCACTCTTTGCCGTTCATCACCGGCACGCCGGCCGTATACATCTCATCGAGGCGCTTCTGAAATTCTGGACCGTTGAGAAATTCAGCGAGATTACCGACCGGCACATCGCTGCCCTGCTTCAAGTCAAATACGGCCTTTTGCGCCTTCGGCCACTCGCCGGTCACTGGGTCGCGGACAGTCGTTGATGGCTGCGTCTGGATTTCCCCGAGCTTGACCGCCTGGCGGGCCGTCTCGGCTTTCTGCGATACATCCAGATAGACCAACCCATTCGGCTTATCAACCCACGTCCCCACATAGAGGTCAGGGTTGTTCACCAAGGCGTCGGCGTGCTGCTCCATGAAACGACGCACGGCGGCGGGCGTAAACTTCGCGAGCGGAATCTCTGCCGTCTTCCCGCTTTGGTTGGCATATTTCCCGACCATAAAACCCGTATGCCCAACGTCCTCGATTT